TTACAAACCGTTGCCATGCCTCACCCCATATATGACTCGAGCCCAGCTTATGCTGTTTGCGAGCTATACTACGACATTGTCATTGGTAGACCATACTTTGGCCCAGACGGGTGCAAAGTTGTGGCTACTGGAAAACACGATTGCACCTATGGTGAACGGTGGGTAACCTTTATCCGCCTTCCTGGGACCAATTTGGAGTCGAACTGCTCTGTTCCCTATGGAACATTTAACTTCGTCTTCTTTTACACTAAGCCATCTGCCGAGCAGATAGCGCAGCACCTGGAACAACGCAAGGCTAATCTCTCTTACCAACGAAGTAAAAGCAAAGCTACAGCTAAATATAATTAAATACGGGCTTTTACAGTCCAAACATTTTTACTCTAAAAACGAAATGTTTTTAATCAGATATCTCTTTTCAAAACGTCTAACATGGCCACGCCTCTTCTATACGACGAAATATCCGTCGGCGATGAGATTTACGGTCCACTAGGTGTGATGGTTAAAATCGCCAACAAGCACCATTGCGGCGATGAAAAACGAGTGATATATGTATTGCTTTCCAGCGTGGAAGGCACTCAATACTCTGTTCCTTATGGGCGTATTGGAAAAAACTTCTATGCTAATCAGACATCTAATCTCCAGGTTAACGATAAGCAGGAGGAGATGGACCGCCACGACGAAGGTGATGTCCCAGCCTTTAATGACCCGTCAACCGAGGAGGACAACCAGAATTAAGACGACTAATCCCCTTTAAGGGATTTTTTATGCAGACCTAATAAATTCCCATTTCAAATAGTCACATATCTTTTTCCAGATTTGGTCATGAGCAATTAGTCTATCTCTGGATTTTAGTAAAGGAAAATACACCTTGTATTCATCCAATTCCAACAACTCGAAAAACTTGTAAAGAATATATGAATATGACAGAAAATTTGTCCTATCATTTGGGCAATAAAGCAAAAATGGTGCTTGGATATCTTGAAACATTGCTCTGATTTTTTCTTCAATTTCAGGTGTAATGGTTGGTGGAGGATTACCATTCAATCGAGAAACTATATGAGCAGCATGTTCGTAGTATTTGCTTCTATTCAACTTCTTCAGAATCTCCCTAATATCCTTTTCGCATAGTTCGGCAATATTTTGTATGCGTCGTTTTTTGATTTCGCATACGACTTCATTCATTACTTCATCTGGAATAATGGTACTTTCCTTTGCTTGAAATTTGTTTAGGATTTCATTCAGATGATTAATCTTTTTATACGCATAGTTATTGCGTTCTTTGGGAGGATCTCTAAAACTTGGGAAATCGCTTACAACCATCATATACTCTTCAGACCCACACATAGGACATACAAGGATGCCTTCAGATGCTACTTCATCACGAGCAACATTACAGCTATTACAATGTTCCGTATCAACATTCGTTTCAGCAACAGCACCCAACTTCATTCGTGAAACATACTCATCAAACATTTGCTTACGAGATGGTCCAGAATCATTAGCAACAACAGGAGCCAAATATTTCATAAATGTATTATTGTCTACAGGTTTTGAGGATAATGCGGAACTTGATTCAGAATGACCATAATATTGTAACATTAGGTCGGCATTTTTTACAAAATAAGAATCTAATTGGTCTTGTTCTTTTAGTTCAGATTGAAGAGTTCTTAGTTTATCATGTTTTTGTGCCAATGCGAATACATCATTTCCAGATTCGAGTTGATTGATTTCAGACTCCAATTCAACAATTTGGTCAACCAACGATGTTTGGTTTGCATGTGATTCACGCAAAGAAGAAACGATATTTTGGTGAACAGAATCTAATGTTCCTCCCAACAAAGCTTCCTGCTTCGTATCTCGACTCTTCTTTATTCTAAACATGCTCTCCGTCATTCTTGTATAGTCTAACTTTTTGCCATTAAATTCTATTTACGAGGAAAAGCAAAAATCAAGACAATTGCCAATAATGCAACAACTCCAACTCCAACAGCATTTCCTGAATCAACCTCAAATCCTTCCTTTGTCTGGATACATTTTGAAGGGTCTACCTTGACGCACTTAGATGTAGAAAAGTCTGGTGTTAAATCTACATTCAAAAATCTAGACTGATCACCTCCACTTGTAGGACAGGTATAGCACTCACATGAAGGCGTTGAGTCTGCTGTTAGAGAACTAAACAGATATACAGGATTTAGTTGTTCTGTGTCTTCAATGATACCAGGAATCAGACCATTGAAATTCGATGCTATTCCTCCTAATCCTTGCCTCATAGATGCTGGCAAAATAGCATCACCACTAGCAATATTATTTATGTAGTTATGCCTTGGTTGAATGGATTGGTCGGGAGCCGCACACGAACCTCCTGTGTTTACAAAATATTGATTTCCTAAAGCAGGACCTGAAACCATTGTCTTGACATAACTAGCAATTGCTCCAGTATTTGTAGCAAGTTGTCCCATAGTTCCTCGATTACCAACACCCAACTGAGCAGGACCTTGGATGTTATCTGTATAACTATATGATGGGCCCATTACGGCTTCCGATGCTGTGGCTGGAGCATTGCTGACTTGGTTCCAAATACTATTTTGGTCAAGATTTGCCATTATTTAAAGCATCGAAAACTTGTTTACGAAATGATGTATTAGTCATCATACAAGGTCGTTGCTTAACTACGGCCAACTCTGTAGATTTTAATGGAAACTTAAATACGTCACATACATACATTAGTGACAGGAATGCGCTTCGATTAATGCCACACTGACAATGAATAAATATAGTCATTGAAGAAGGGTCTTGTAGATATAGTTTTAATATTGCTTTGAATTCAGGATACCATTTTAGAATATTGTCATGTAGGGAATCTTGGGCGTGTATGTGATAGTATTTGTCAGGATGGGAACTTCTCCACCAAGTAGGCGAATCTGAATCTTCAGCACAATTTATTACGTGTGTTATCTGATATTTTTTAACAAATGTGGGAGTTAACATTTCACCAGCTCCGACCAAGATATTTGGGTGAAACCGAGCTGGAGGGTCTTTTTGGTATCCTTGAGAACTATAACGCAGAGAACGACGTGTTTCTGAGTCCATTATATTAATGAGCGGAATACTGTGTTAATTACATACGCTAGGACGACGGACACTCCACCCAATGCGGCTGCTCCGGTATAAGATACTATGCCTCCGTCCTTGTAAGCGTGGGGGATATAGCGCAAAGCAAGTTCACGAGAAAATGCCAAAGACATTACGGAGGCAGACAAAAAGAAGGCTAGATAACTTAGGATGCCACGAATAGAATTACGAAGCATGGAGAACTGGTGTGAGTAGTCGGGGGCGGACTGTTTTGGGGGCATGGTATTCAGCGGAGTAGAAAATGGGTCACCGCCGCCAGTAACCATCGGTTGATACGCAGGAGACTGAACGGGCTGACCGCCTAAGAGTTCAGATAAATCTGTAGCACCATCCATGTTTATTTAGAAGACGGGAAATCACACGAAGCATCCTCCACGCGATATTTGTAGCATTTTCCATCGGCCTTAACTTCTTTGTCATCGAGCTCGCTTGGTGTTATTGCTAGAACTCGTTCCATATGGATCGGTCGATGAAGAAGCATAACAACCAAACCAAATCCAATAATGAATGAAAAGAATCCTAAAGTCTCTTTCTTCTTTAGAAGAGTATCTATCATTTCCCTATTAATACATTCAGAGAAACAGATGATGCCGAACAAGGAACAGGTTCTGATTTAATTTTTACACATCCAGCCTTTGTGACGAATGAGCCTGAATCATTTGGTGTTGGGATTGTAGAAACAAGGCGCTTGGGAGGTTTGAAGATAGAAACGACAAAAAAACCAGTAAGTATACCAGCAAGACCGCAATGTAAGATGTCCATTATACTATTGGGCTATAATTCAATTCCTCCATCAAGGCGTGTTGTTCCTTCAAATGATTGATTGCCGGCATCATATATGATATCACCTGAGGCAGATGCTGTTCCTCCATCTAGTGCGTAAGGATTACATCCAATAGGTCACGATGTTGTTTTTCTGGCAGGGCCAATATAGACACATTTACAGGCTTCGACATAGTTTAGTTGTGTATAGTCTACAGGCCCACATCCGGCGGCTCCACGATATAATGTTGATGTAAACGCACGATGATTTGTATCCTGAACTTTAAAGTTTCTACCCAACGCTTGAGCCTTCAATTTTGAAGTATAAGCCGTTGCGGTTCTCATTTCTTTAGTTTACGTGTTTGTTTTATTATAGGAGTTGGTTCTTGCTTGATTTCATCAAAACGTTGCCTCGCTTCCTCGATTGACAATCCCCGATATACCACCTCTAATTTCAGTTTGAGGAACTTGGCCATAGTCTGTTCCGGGGACATTGCGGACTGCATTTAACCAAGGTTGCGGTTTAAATTCTATATTTTCTTTTTCCTTCTCAACCCCGTGATTTGAATACAAAAATAACACAAAGAATCCCAACACAACCACCAAAACAACAATATTGAATATCATCGAATACCATGAATCTCGTATCTGGCCTGACTTAATCAAATTTCCTTCCACCCGCGAATAAGTATCTTCAACTAAATGAAACATCTCTTGTTCTATATAAGAAGTTAACATGCTTGCTGCTACCGTAGCAGCATTGGGGGCAGCAGCAGCCTATTCAGCCGTAGCATCATCTGGACCAACTACAACTCCTATGCCTTCACCGGAACCTCCAGCGGAACCTATTCCCGAGACTCCTACGCCTCCATCTGAACCTGCTGTCGAGACTCCTCCGCCCGAAGGAGCAACAGCCCCTTCTCTTCCTATGGAAGAACCCGAAAAGGTAATGGCAGGAGGAAGTATTGGTCGTCCTCCTTGGGGTGTAATCTCTGCCTCATCTCCTGCGGATGCTCCTCCTGCTGGTATTACATCTGCCTTAACATCTGTATTGGGTGTTTCATATAATCCCAAAGAATTAGAACAACAACTCATCCTCACCGAAAGACAATACCAACAAACAACTCTTGAAATCTTTGAAGTTGAACAAAAGTTGACCAGAAAGAAAAAAGAATATATCGATAACTTAGGTTCTTATGCCAAATCTCTATCAGATTCAAAAAAGGCCGAAATTGACATCAACTTCTACAAAAAGAAGATGGAAGTTAAAGAACTAACCAAAGAACGTAGAAAACAACTCAATGACATCATAAGCAATAAAGATAAGACAGATGCTGAAAAACAAGCAGCAAAAGACGAATTGGCTGCTGGAAATTCTGGAAAACAAGAAGACGCAAAAACATTAAATGATTATAGAGAGAAATAT